GTAAGACTCAGCTCTTTCGGAGGTTTCTCATGAGTTTCTGTGACCCACCCGATGCGAAGAAGAAGAAGAGCCGGCGTAAACGCCAGTATCCCAAATCTTCGGGCAGAAATGCCGGACATCGCGTGAGATCATTACCAAAGGAGTTAATGATCCCCGTGAACCAGACTGTTTTTCAGCCTGGTGATGGTGCGTTTCCAGATCCTATCACACTAATGCCGATTCCTGAGAAGCAATCGACGATGTATGATACTCACGGTTTTATCCAAAATTGGTATAATCCCGTGTGTCATGAGAGGTACGATGGGGTTTATTACCCCATCCCCGAAATATCGGATTCGGATGGCCCAATTGTGAGCTTTGGAAGCTCGCCGGGTTTCGTTCAGATGTTTCGGGATACGCTTCCCTTCTTGACAGCTTCCGAGTTGGATGAGCTTGCTCTCCAGTCGGAGGAAAAGCTGTCAAATGTGGTATCCGCTGAAGTGGATCTCTTTAATTTCCTTCGGGAACTTATTGAGTTCTGCAGCGGGAACATAAGGTTAATTCGGAGGTTTTCGGACCTCTATACAAGAATGGTTAAAGCGTTCCAGGATGCTTACAAGCGCCTGATTTCGCAGGGGCATAAGGAAGCGGCAGCCTATTGGCTGGCGTGGAATTTTGCTATCAAACCGTTCCTGAAAGACCTTCGTTCTATCCTCTGTAGTGTCAGTGCACTTCATAAGAAGTTGGACTGGCTCAGGAGGAACAACCACAAGGTGATATTCCAAACGTTCCGCCGTGAGTTCGACCTTCCGGTCGACCCAAACTTATGGCATAACGGGTGGATCCTCTGCGTCATAGACAAAGCGGATCCTCCAATATCAGCCAATGGGACCTACATGCAGCAGCTAAAGTACCACAGTGTTAAACTGGAGTACGTAGCCCGGGCTAAGATTCTTCTTAGCATACCGGATCATCTTCTTGATGATGCGCATGGAGGAGTGGGTGCACTCTGGGCAGCATACAACGGGTTGACAAACCCCGTTGCAGTGATTTGGGAAGCGATTCCCTTTTCCTGGCTGGTCGACTATTTCCTTAGCTTTCGTGCACGCCTCTTTCAGAGGATGTACGATTTTAACCCCTTCAATGAAGGTGTTAATGTGCTAGGGTTTGGTCACTCTTTCCGTTGGGCCGCCATAGCAGTCGGGAGAATTTCTCGAAATACTCCTGATTCTGCAGAATGGTGCTCCGCCGGTAGAGTGGATTACACCCTCTATCGTAGGGAAGCTGGTTTACCCTATCCAGGGCAAATCAGTTACTTCCGAGTACCAAGTGATTGGTACCGACTCTCGATAATTGGTGCTGTCGGGATAGGTCGCCTCCCTAAAAGGAGACGGCGCTAACCTCGCCAGTAAGAACGACAGTTCTAATTCCGGGCTGAATACCAAGCATGCCCTCCCTCCACTGTTGTAGGGAAGAAGGAACAAACATGGCATTCGCAGATCCTCTAGTTCTCGTAGACAACGCCGCGGTAAACCAAAACTTTACCCGAAAAGTCACTCTTGCGAGTGGCGGATCGGATTGGGTTGAGGATGACGCGACGGCTGCCTTGGAACGCACGCTCGTCATGCGGCACAGCACAGCTGGGCCGTCGGTAGTCAAAGGCGCGGTGCCTCGTCAGAGGCACCTCACGCAATTTCTCTACCGAAAGTTTAGTGCTATCACGGGGCTCACTGAGACGTTCAAGGTTAACTTGACCATCGAAGATGATCCTTCGTCTAGCATCACACTTGCGGATAAAGAGCATATCTTGGCATTCGTTCGCAGTTTTGCGACTAGTGCCAATTTGCCCAAAATCCTCCGAGCGGAATTCTAACAGCAGGGTTGGGGGGCGAAAGCCCCCCTTCACTACTTTTAGATGGATCTCGCCATGCGGAAGTGAACACCATGTCAATTGGAACACAGAATAGCCGTATCGAGGTAAACCTCGGTGTTGTCCGAAATCTACTCGACGACATCGCCGAATTGATCGGGGGTTGTAAAACCCTCCGAGTCCTGAATATGTTTAATCTCAAGAAAGAGATTTCACGAGATTTTGCATATATCAGCTCTCGAACGTATCATGAAGGGTTATCATTCCTTACGACCCAACTTCCCCGTTTGGGGAAGTGGTACGATGGAATTTTATCCGGAACACTGGGGTCTCCCCCTGTAGGCTTTAAACCCTACAGGCAGGTTCACTCAACAGATTATGAGGACTATCAAGTTCCCATCCCTGCTGAAACAACTTGTCCTTTGTTCTTACGTGTCTTTTGGCACGTAATTCATGATCCGGCCGGTTCCGTCCTGGAGCGCGCGAGAGTGATCCGCGCGTATCGGTCCTTGCTCTACTTGTTCTACAAGTTAGAGGTTCCCTTCACAGAAGCACAGCTTAGCGCTGGCCTCGAGAAGTGGAAGCTCATAGAGGAAGAGTTAGTCAACTTTGACTATCCCGACTTTTATGACCAGGATATGATCCAAGCGAGAGATATTATCAATCGCTTGCTTAGCCGTTGGGATCCTAAGACAATGTCTTATGCTCCCGATGAGGATATGTTTGTGAAAATACATCCTCAACACGGCCCCGGGGCGGTAGCAGGTGGAGAATCTAATGAGTCAAAATGGGAGTCATTCCATATGATTCGTAAGCTCCACAACGTCTACCCATGGTATGAATACCTTTTGGGTTTACGTTCATCTTGTCGTATCTCACCCTCCATGGTGAGTATGATCATCACCTTTTTCAAGGGCCGTTCGGAGAAAGAAGCAACCTCGCGGTTGTTATTTGTACCGAAGGACTCTCGAGGGCCACGAGTAATATCGTGTGAACCCAAGGAGTTGATGTTTATTCAACAGGGCATCGCCAGGAACATGATGAATGTTCTGGAGCGGCGCTCCCATGGGAGGATTAACTTCCTCGATCAAACCATAAACGGCCAGCTTGCACTCGCTTCGAGCGAGTCAGGTCTGTACGCGACGGTGGATCTCGAGGATGCCTCAGACAGGGTTAGCTGGTTGTTGGTGAGAATGTTGTTCCCAGATTGGGCTCAACGCTATCTCCATGCTACCAGGTCAGATTCGACATTGCTCCCAGATGGCACGATCCACAAAGATCATGCAAAGTATGCTCCGATGGGGTCAGCTTTGTGCTTCCCCGTTGAGAGCATGATATTCTGGGCGCTTTCCGTGGTTGCCTGTTGTAAGGCAGGCTTCGCGGAGGATGTTGCTAAGGCGGCTACGTATGTCTACGGGGATGATATAATCACCTTCCCCGAAGCTGTTCCACATCTCGTGGAACTCTTCTCCAAGGTTTGCTTAAAAGTAAACGTTGGGAAGACATACAGTAGTGGTCCTTTTCGGGAGAGTTGTGGTGTTGACGCCTGGAAAGGCGAAATCATCACTCCTCTTAAAATCAAAAAGGACATATGTCGTTGGTCCCTTGACGGAGCCCTCGCCACTGCGTGCTGTGATTACAGTTCGCAATGTTTTGCGCTTGATTATCGCAAGACAGGTGAGTACTTGTACCGACTTGTTGATGGTCAGTACCCCGGTATTCTCCGGGTGCCTGATTCCCCAATAGGTTGTCTACACGTAGTCGACCCTCTGGCC